ATCTTTATTGTTTTGGGATAGCTTAGATGGTGTAAAAACTTTTAGATATCAGTTTAGAGGTAAGTCTAAACCTGGTTTTAAAAGACCACAAGCATGGTGCCCTAAAGCTCATGCAGAAACATTTGCTGTTTACGAAAAAGGAGTTAACACATGGCTAGTATAAAGAGATCACCGGAAGTAGAAGAATTTCTAAAGAACGGTGGCAAGATCAAAGTGATCTCACCTGAAGAAACTGCTAAGACTTTGCAAAAGCAAAGCGGCGGTTATTTTAAAGGACAATCAGTAATGGGTCCATCTAAGAAGAAGGGGAAAACATCATGAAGAATTTTATTATCATAATGTTAGTTATTATTAATTTTATTATTTGGAGTCAAGTATAATGTGGATTAAAGAATCAAAGCGTAAGAAAATCAGTGAGCTAGAAGGTATACGTCTTAGGTCTTGTCGATTATGGTTAGACAAAGATGGATTCCATCCTTTCTTAGATCAAGATGATCTTACTAAACCTGACTTACAGAAATCCATGGGCTGTAAGTACGATGAATTACCCAAGGAAGCTTGGGATACTATGGACAGATATGATGAAGCATTAGCCAAAAGGAGTATATATGCTACGTGAAATAAAAGATAAAATTATACTAACTGACTGTGATGGAGTTCTCCTTGATTGGGAGTTTCATTTCTATCGTTGGTTAGAGAAGACTGAAGGTCTACACAGATTAAGTGATGACTATAACGTTGCGAAAGCGATTGGAGTTGCACAGAAAACTGGTGCAAGATATGTCAACTTGTTCAACAGATCAGAAGAAATGAAGAAGCTATCACCATTACGTGATGCGATTAAATATGTCCGCAAGCTGCATGAAGAGCATGGATATATTTTCCATGTCATTACTTCTCAGACTAATTGCAAACTTGCACAAGAGTATCGTAAAGAGAACTTGCGCAATGTATTTGGTGATGTGTTCGAAGGGTTTACTATTCTCAACACTGGTCAAGACAAAGATGAAGTCTTACTCAATGATTGGGGTGGATCAGAATGCTGGTGGATAGAAGACAAAGCAGCGAACATTAAAATGGGTAACGATGCTAGTTTAAACAGTATCCTTATCGATCATGCATGGAACAGAGATAATGAATATGTTTGTGCTCGTGCAAGAACTTGGAAAGATGTTTATAATATTATTGAAGGAGATTTATAATGGTAGTAACAGCTGAAAATAGAGAACAACACTTTAGATCAAAGAACCAATTTTATGTAGCTGGTTGGGTAGCGAATGAACAATGCGAACTACCACAATCTTTACCAGAATCTTGTAGAGATAATCCAGTTATTGCCAAGCAGTATGAAGATTACATTGCTGGCTATGGAGATTGCGTTGCGAATATCGAATGTTTGAGTGCTGAGATTGTATAAATAAGCCTATATCACACAGGATAATTTGATGTCAACGACAGAAAAGTTAGAACTGCTTGAGGATAAACTCAAGCATATGGGTATGATGGGACAGTGGTACCAAAGATATGATATATCTCAAGCTGCTGAAGAATCAAAGAAAATTATTAAAGAACTGAAAAAGGAATTAGACCCGCCATGTGGTATGAGTAGAAAATAGAATGGGAGGTAGCCATGGCGTTACTCGAAGATATAGTTGATTTTTGTAAGAAAGAATTGAGTATACCTCAAGAGATTTTAGTATCTATAGAGGTAGAAGATATATCAGAAGATAATGTTAAAGGTTGGACCACTGATTCTGCAGAAGATGATGAGTACGATATTGAGATTGATACAGGTCTTAGTTTCAAAGAAACTATCTTAACCTTGTGCCACGAGATGGTACATGTCCAACAACTTCACGAAAACCGTGAGCTTGATGAAAATGAAGCTTACGAAAAAGAGAGTGTATTATATAAAAAATATATAAATAACTCTCAGTAGTTAATCCCTACTTAAAAAAGGATATTTTTGTTTAAATAAAAAGGAAAGTAATATGTTTAAAAAACTACTAGTCGCGACGGCGGCAATGGCAGTATCCGCAACTTCGCTTGCAGGTATTAGTCTTTCGGGTTTGTATGAGGGTACCTTAGATTCACATGGTACATATACCGATGACATTCATACTACAATGAAGGGAACATCAGGCGCATCGAGCGTTACTGTTGTTTTAGATAAAGACTTCAGTGTAGATGACATGTGGGTAGAGAGCACAGCTGGTGTTCTTACTCTAAAAATTGGTGACTGGTCAGGAGATGATCCTGATGTAACGAAGATTGGCGTTAGCACTACACTAGGTGCATACACAGTTGGTCTTAGTCAAGTAAGCGGTGGTTCAACAGAAGTTGACGCAAGTGGAACAATTGGTGGCATTGCATTAGCAATGACTAATGTTACAGCTGACACAAGAGAAACTACTGCATCAATTACATCTGCTGGTGTAACTGCTAAAGTGGTACACAACAAAGTCACAGCAGGACACAACTCTGAAGTAACAGTTGGAACTACTGTTATGGGATTAGGTCTTGAAGCAGTTATGGATAGAAATGCTGGTGCAACGAATGACAATGAATTTTCAGTGTCTCGTGCTATTGGTACTCTAGGTACGGTTAAAGGTATTTGGAATAAGACAGACGCTGCAACACCTGTAACCACAAAAACTGTTGAGTTAACTCGCGGTATTTGGACAGGTTCATGGAAACAAATTGATAGTGCAGATGCCACAGTTTCATTAAAGGCAAAACTATCGTTCTAACTTAATATCGGTGGTACGGTACTGAGTAACTTGGGGGACTTTCCTTATTAGGTCCCCCATCCTTAAATTATTGGAGACATGATGGAATATAATAATACAAAACTAATGAGCGAACACTATAAGCAAGATGGTAGTGTTGCAAAAATTTATCAAGTAGTAACAGGAATGGATGGTGAACATTCATTTTTTTCAATCACATATAAAGACCCAGCAGGTAACAGAATAATGCAAGAAGATTTTCCATATAAAGCTCTAGGCTATGTTGAAGATGCAGCAGAGAACTGGTGTTTGGGTATAAAATTACTAAAGGGATAATATGGCAGATTTTGATTTCGGGTTTACGCTGGTCGATGAAGATGAATTAGAAGTTGCACAAACAGCAACAGCTTCAGCGGCAGAGGCATCAACAACTCAAGATAGACTAGACAGTCTATATAACGCTATCACACCATTACTCAATAACCTTAAGGCTAATCCAGAAAAACAAATGATTAAATGGCCTAACCGTGTTGAGAAGGTAGAAGCATTTGAAGATCACATTTATAAAATATATAAAGGTTAGTATGTACAAAGGCATATATTCATGTTATAATATAACTTACACACACTAAATAGGATTTACATTATGGCAAAACGTAAGATGAGTGAAGAGCAAAGAGCGGCCGCAGCGGCTAATCTAGCAAAGGCAAGAGCAGCAAAAAAACCTGCTGCATATAAAAGTATAGCACCTAATGTTGTTGCATTAGATGACGACCACGGTTTATCTCTAGTAAATGTCAAGAGATATATTAAAGCAACCACAGAAAAGATGGCAGCATATAGACGTGGTATCCAAACTGGTGAGAGAGGTGCAATTGCCAAGTATGAATCGGCAAGAGTATACAAAAATCATTGTCAAACTTATCTAAGAGAAGGTGTATGGTCTCTTGACTTCTATGGTGAAGATGAAGAGAAGCCAGTATTTTGGGCTACACTTGTTCCAGCTTATGACAGAGATGGGAATCAAAAATGAGTGAGGATCTAAATAAGAAAGCATTCTCAGGTTTAGTTGAAACATATGTTCGTACTCACAGAGGCTGTCCATACATGGATGCTGTTATAACTGTATGTGAGGACAACGAGATCGATCTTAGAGACAGTAAAAAACTGATCTCAAAGGAGATAGTGGAACATATAGAGTTTGAAGCAAAAAAACTTAATCTACTGCAAGGTGGGCATTCTGTTCAATTGCCTATATGAGAATGAAAGGATATGAGGCCTTTACATTACATAACGCAATTAACCTCCACTTTAATGGATCTTACGATTGCTTTAAGTATAATTTTAAAACTAACGTAACTGAAAAGACGTATTGGAAAAGGCCAGATAAATTTCAGTTAACGAAGATTGGTAAAAGGTTTAAGAGTAAAGATGATATTATTATGTACTTTGCTGCACATCAAGTAGCAGGTAATAAGTACAGCGGTGATATGATCAGAGACGAAGAGACTTATACCAAGTTCCTAAAAGTTATAGATAGTATGTCTTATGTATTTAGGAATGAGTTAGAACAGATTTCAGATGTAAAGTTTGATGATCTCTTGGAGATACAAGATACATATCCAAGAATTGTCCAGCTTCATCTCGAAGGCACGGTTTCATTAGAGACTGTGTGCATTATCAATAAGCTTACAGGATTTATTGATAGGGCGAACAAACAGATCACAGAGACTATTCTATGGCCTGATTTGTTCAAGAAGATATCAAAGTATCAATCTTTCTTAAAGTTTGATGACAATAAGTTTAAAGGAATTATTGTTGATATCTTTAAATAAGTATGTACTTTTGCAAAAAGTATGTTATAATATACAATGATACAAATTAATATAAATTTTTAAAGGAGAAGTATAATGAGTTTTGCAGACTTAAAGGCGAAAGCTAATGACATGAGCGCATTAGTTGGTGCGGCCGGAACAGGCACCAATGAGAAGAAATCATATGGCGACGATCGTATGTGGAAACCCACGGTAGATAAAGCAGGTAACGGTTATGCTGTTATTCGTTTCTTACCGACTGTTGAAGGTGATGACTTACCTTGGGCTAAATACTGGGACCACTTCTTTCAAGGACCAACTGGA